TGGTCGTGTTGCTGCAACAACGAAGAAGAAAGCAAATGCTATTTATGAGCATGGTATTTGTCGGTGCTTTGAATTAATCATTTATCAAGAAGAACAACTTTTTAAATCAACCTTGGCACAAGCAGCACAGCTTGAGAAACCAATTCCTTTGGAACCTGGTGCACCTGAAGAACAACAAGCGCTGTATAAAGAAGCCATGCAGATGTATGAGCAAAAGCTCAAGCAAATTATGATGGCGTGCATCGAAACACAAATGATTCCGCCTAGTGTGGTGGGGTTAATTCCAGATGGGGACATAACAGTTCTGTGGCGCTGGCTAGGCCCTGTTTACGAGGACTCTACGCAAGATATTCTTAACAACTCAATTGTTGTAAGAAACCTTCAAGAGTTAGGGGTTGATAGCATTGAAGCACTGAAATATCTTTTCCCATCTAAAACAGATGAGGAAAGAGCGGAAATGCTATCCGGCTTTCCGTTCAGGATGGTGAACGAATTGCAGGGTGCATACGCTGCATTTTCTAAACTAGTGGGGGGCATGATGCAGACTCCTCACCCGCAAGCACCGGATCTTCCGATGGCTGCGGATCCAAGATTGGATTTAACGCCATATCTGTATCGAACTTTAGAAGCTTTACAAAAGGAGATGAGCTATGCAGGACGCTACCGTCCAATCGATCCCACAGACGAGCCAAGTTCCGGCAGCGGTGGCTCCAAGCAGCTACGTGGTGCCGAGCTACCAAGCAGCACCGACAGCTCCAGTGGGACAACCAGTGCCGTATCAGGTGGGTACGAGCTACCCCCAAGCAGTACCACAGGCGGCCCCCAATTACCAATCAAACCCGTCTCAGTACGCCCCCCAATCCCCATCGGAGACGACGGGCAATCCATGGGAGTCGGCATTCAACAAGGTGGTGGGCCTTCTGAGCAGCCCAGTTCAATCCCCGTTCCAGGGTCAACCGTCAGTACCGACGACCTACAGTCCGGCCAATTACGGACAAACGAACGGCCAAAGTACGTATCAATCGGCTCCGCAGACCTGGCAAGCCAACCAGACATACTCGCCCAATTATTCCCAAACTTCTTCGATTCCCTCGTCTCCGGCCGTAAGTCAGGAGCTGAGCCAAGCAGTGGCGGATCGTCTAGATCTAAGCAACGAAAGCCGGTTCGTAATCAATAATTACGGCTGGGAAGCACCTGCGATCCTTAACCAATATGCACTTAATCTTGAGGGCATGCTGGATAGTGCTGTTGCATGGGGCCAACAAGCACAAGGTCTGTTAACTGATTATGCAAGTTTTGCAGTTAACGAGCGTGTTGAGAACGAACAGGCAAATCAACTGCTGACTCAATATGCAAACTTTGCAGTTAACGAGCACCAAGAGAATCTTGCTTATAACGAGATCCTGACGAACCCCGACGTTCTCAGCGATTACACACTGCAGTTCTTTGGTCCTGAAGGTCCGTGTCCTGTGTACGAAAGTGAGTCTGAACTTGAGACTCCTGGTTACCGCACCGCACCAGTGGGAGCTATTAATCCGTACATGCCAGCACCTCCTTCTGCATCTGCTCCTCAACGTCCTGAAAATTTCTGGGGCAGCTTTAAGAGCCAAATGGATGTGTACCCCACAAATGCTTGGCGTTTACTGAATCAAGCTCAACCTCAAGTCGTTGCAAACAAATTGTTTGTGATGGAGTGAGGCAATGAAACTGGCCGGTAAATTCAATCCGTTACTTGCAAAGGGTAAAGCGGCATTAATGAATGCAGCAATGGACCCTACATTGTCCACTCTCGGTGCAGGTGCCGCTGCTGCAGGTCTTGCCACCCTTGGAAACGTTGTTACCGGCCAAGCACAAGAAAAAAGTCCCGGTCGTCTAATTGCGGAAGCGTTAGGCGCCGGTGCTTTAGGTGCAGGAGTAGGGGCAACTCTTGGGCCAGGTTACATGAGCAGACTTGTTAAGGCTGGTTCTACTAGTCCTAAAGCTGAGTTTGCACTTGGTACTGGAATTGGTGTTCTTGGTGCAGGTGCACTTGGTGGCACGATTGGTGGTGGTGTTATGAACGTCGTTCAAGGTGAGGATCCAGAGCGTTATGGCTCCAGTAATACCTTGATGGCACGTACGGCCACACCTACTTTGCAGTATATGTAACTAATAAGTTACTAACTGCTAAAATTTCTAATAGATAAGACATGGAAATGTCTGAATCTTTTACCCGATAACAAACACTTCCTAGACGATCACACGGAGGATGAAACAAAGTGTTTATTGATAATGACTTTCCAAAAATCTTGGGTGCGGAACTTTACCGTCCCCATCCTGCGTACATCGCAGAAATGGCAGTCGAGCCTGTGGTCGTTCATGACTTTACTCGGCAGCCTGGTCAAACCGTTCAGTTAGACCGCTATAAGTTCTGGGGTACCCCTGGTACCAAGGACAGCCGTGAGCGTGTGTCCGACCAGACTATCGGTACTGCCAACAGCCGCAACATCACAAAGGAAAAGGTGTTGGTGGTACTCAAAGAGTACACCGGCCCTGCAGATCCGGGTGATCCGACTCAGCCTAGCACTTTCAAGATTGCGCGTGAGACGCTGATCACTGCGCAGCGCCTGCTTTTGGACAGCGGGAACCTGAATATGTTCCACCAGTCGATCGGTAGCTTGACGCTGCTCGACGACTATCGCCGTTGGCGTGACCGCGTGTTCCTTGATGAACTCGCCAAAGCTGAAGCCAATGGTGCCGCCTCTACTTCGCAAGGTGGTTACTACTTTGCTGGTGGCAAGACCAAAGATTCTTCTGGTCGTATTGCTTACACCGCCACTGAGTACACTGCTGATGTTCAGCAATTCCAGGTTCGTACCGACCTGCTGAACGTTGTTAAGGACCTGCGTAAGCGTAACGTGCCGACCTTCTCTGATGGTCTGTATCGTTGCATTTGCGATCCCGTCTTCATGATGCACCTGCGTCGTGATCCTGACTTCCGTGAGATTGCACGTTACGCTGGTAACCCTGGTCAAGGCATGTACATGGGTAATCCCATGATGCCTAACAACGCCAGCTTCTACATGGGTCCCCAGGCTGGTCAAGGTTACTTCCTGGCTGGTGAACCTGTAATGCCTACTGGCGTTCAGTTCGAAGGCGTGAAGTTCTTCGAGTCGACCAACTTCCCAAGCAAGAGCATCAGTGCTTCCTTCGATGGCACTGGTGGTACTTATGCTTCTCGTGAAGTGGCCCAAGGTTACTTCTTCGGTCCTCAAGCTGTTGGCGTTGGTATCGGCGGCCCGAATGCTCAGGTGCTGATCAACAACAACGACGACTTCAGCCGCTTCATCATTCTGATTTGGCAACTTTACGCTGGTTTCGAAATCCTTAACACCGATTTCATCACGACCGCGTTCAGCTTCATCCAAGATGACGGCAACATCTGATAACAACAAACATATCTGGAAAGATAAATGACTTATTTAACGGCTAAAAAGATTTATCCAGGTAACTGGAATAATGCTCTCAACGGTTGGTATCGCAATATCGACCCTAATGCCGCTGGTACTGATACTGGTTCCAACGCAGGCCCCACTTCGGTGCTGGCTACCCCTGGTTACCGTTACTTCCAGCAGCGTGGTTATGTGCCCGTTGTAGGCATTTCTGGTGGCACCGGCTCTCTTGCCGTCACCACTAACGCTGATGTGATCGTTCCTTCGCCTTACCGCCAAGACGACACTCGTCCCAACATCACCGGCATGGTGATCTCTGGTAACTCCACCCTTCCTGCTTACGTGTATCGCACTGCGATTTCCGTTGCTTCTGGTTGGGATGGTACCGTTGCTTCTGGTGTGTATGCCGCAACTGGCAACGTGATCTCCTTTGGTCGTAGCAATGGTGGTAGCCCCACTGCTGCTTCTGGCGTTGGTGAAGGTGTGGCACAAGCCAACCTCACCTCTACCGTATCTGGTACCCAAGCTGGCGAGATTTACTTTGCTGGTGGTACTGCTGGTTACGGCACCAATCCTTTCATTCTGAGCTCCGGCGTACTTGGTCCTCTTCCTGGTAACGCTTACTACTCGCTGAATAGCTCGACCACTTTCAAAGTGTTCGCTAAGGAAACCGCTAATAGCACCACGACTTCTGGTGGTTTCTACATTTCTGCTGCTGACAGTGCCGCCAGCCGCGCTGGTTACCTGGTTGTGGAAGTGTGCTACATCCAACCTGATGTCGCCCCTGGTTACGAAGATATCGACATGTACCTCACTGGTCGCGTTGTTAGCTGATTAGGTTAAACTAAGACCAGTGAACAACTGGTCTTATGTCTACACCAACTGCAGATATGCTTTATCAGCATAAAAAGACAGGTGCACGTGTTGAGATTGTAAGCGAATGGGATCAAGGCGATTGGTTCATGGTCAAAGACCAGGACGGTCGCCTTTACACCGCTTACAAAACTGAACTCACACCTG